GCTTCTTCGCCATCGTCTTCGCCATCGTCATCACCAGCCATCATTTTTTCAAATTCTGCTTTAAGGTCGTCTAGTGCGTCTTCTAGGTCTTCTACACGATCTTCAACATCACCTTCTGGTGCGTCTTCGTCGTCGCCTTCTTCGCCTTCGTCGTCCATGCCTAGGTCTGCCATCATGTCATCTGTTTTGTCCATGTCCATTGGATCAGCTTCTACTTCAAACTCATCTAGGTCAAAACCTTCTTCGACTGTTTCGTCATCTGACTCGTCTAGATCTTCGTCAGTTGCTTCATCTACTTCTTCATCAGTTGCTTCATCTACTTCTTCATCAGTAGCTTCATCAACTTCAGCTTCGTCTTCTAGTAAACTTTCATAGATATCACGTGATTTTTCAACTACAATCTCGTGGAATAATTCTTGTGCTGCTTCTTTGTCTTCATTGACAAGAAGCTCTAGCATCTTTTCAAACTTATTTTGATCTGCCATTTTTAACTCCTATAAATGTTGTGTACACGCAAGAAACACCGAAGATGCTCCCTTTGTGGGGCTGTCAATATATATTTACATTATTTTGGAAAAAGTATACAGAAATAGGCTCAAAACGAGCCAAAAAGTACTATGAAGCCATTTTTGCTTGAAAATCTGCAACTGACATGTGTGTAAGATTGTTTAATTTACTAAATCGCTTTGGAATAAAATTATTTTCTCCTAACACTCTTATATATCTCTTGTCAGGATTGTTAAATATGACACTATAAGTTTGGCTTTCCCAATTACCGTAATATGTAGCAGCTTCATTACTTTTTTTATAATTGTTAGTATCAGCGTATATGTTATTAACTCTGTTATCTTCGCCTAACCCTTTATAATCAAAACCTAAAATATATATTTCATTATTATTATGAATAGAAGCTAAATGAAGGGCAGTGGGCCCACTACTCCATCCTTTTGTTGGGTTAAAAAAATTAAATCCAGTCATTTGGTGATATAACTTATTAGGATTTGTCCATACTTCGTTGCTGTGTTGATAACGTGCATTATTAATTTCTATAATCATTTTAACATCAACTGCAACCAAATAGTTAGGAGAATACTCTCTAAAAAGAGCATTACAACCGTATATTTTTCCTTTTGATTTTAATTGATTCAAATCGACTGGTTTACGACTTACACCGTTACCAACGACAAATGCTGTTATTGACATTACATTTCAGCTTGTTGTTGTGACGCTATTCCGTACATTTGTTTAACAAACTCAAGTTCTTTTAATTTTTCTTCTTTATGTAGTTCAGATGATTTTCTTATTTTTTGAATTTGTTTTAAACTTAATCTTGTCTTACGAGTATCATTTCTGGCCATTGGTGAGTCATCAGAGTCTGCGTCATAACGTTTGTCATCTACAGACTCAACAGTCTCAGGATCAAAGTAAAATAATTCTCGTAGTATCATATTATTATTTATATCGTTTGTTCAGTTCCTGAACTAGAAGCTCCTAGTTCATTGCCCGTTACTGTTTCAGGACCTGTATCCGAGCCGCCGTCTTCGGCTCCGGTTTCAGTATCTACTTCGTCTTCTAAGTTTCCTAAATCATTACTGATTCCGCCACTGCTAATTCCTGCATCACGCATTTCTGCACCAGCTTCTCCAGGAATTGGAGATAAGTTTTCTTCGTTTTCTTCTCGCCATAGACGTTCATTCTCAGCAAGTTCTTCGTCAGTTAAGCCTAAGAAGCGTTGCATTGCAAAGCGATTTGAAATATAAGGTATTGCACTCATTTGTGTATATGTTGGTACACGAGCATTGTCAATTTCACTCTGTCTATATGCTGCAAAGTTCTGCGGTGGCTGAAACTTAAGATCAAACATTGCAACATCAACATTCATACCTTTTTCTAACAAATAACGTTTAAACTCTGTGTCAAATTCTTCAACTACTAGATTTTGCAAACGTTCACAATAGGTATTGAAGCGTAGCTCTTGGATATAAGCTGTACCCACACGTCCGTCATTATATTGTGCTGCTGAATCATCTGCTCCAGTTGGTAAGTACGAACTTGGGATACGTAAGCCGCGTACCAGCTTATTAGTAAAGTATCTAAGGTCATCAATCTCTCCTAGGTTAGTGCCGCCGGGAAGTGTTTCAACTTTAGAGCCTCTGCCTTCAGCAGTTTGTGGAAAAAAGTAATCTTCGTTGATTGACAGGGGATTGTATGAACTGTCTATGACATTTTGGCCTCCTCCTGTGGACGATGGGATACGTCTTTGATGTATTTCCGTTTTAACACGTTCCACAAATTGCATAGCAAGGTGTGAAGGCATGTTACCCACATCAACGTAGAATACTCTTCTTTCTGGTGCTCGCTGTACACGATAGATAATAATCGCGTCTTCTAATAATTCTTTTTGCTTATATACCTTAAACACAGTTTCTAATAAGCTATTACCAAACGGATAGTTCTGATCTAAACCTTCGGATAAACTTAGATGCACTACGTGTTCTGAATTTACTGTAACTTCAGAATCGTCTGTTGTAAATCTTGAGCCTCCCATGCTTGACTGTGGTTGCCCAACCATTCCACGTGCGCCGCCTGTTGATTGGTATTGTCCGCCGTTGCCACCACCTGTTATATTTCCGTTAGTTACTACCGGAGTAGTTGCAACACCATCTTTAAAGTTAAAATTAATATTTTTAATTACATATTGCTCTGGTACTTTACCTTCGCTTTCATTTACAATAATACGTGTTACATTTGCAGGATCAACATGAAACCATTTTTTAGTTTCTGGATCTCTTAGGAAGAATTGATCTCCCATCTTAAATATATTACGAAGAATTCTAAAAATCTTTGTTTCAAAATTTTGTAGTTTGTTCCATTGCTGTAAATATTTTTGAACAATAGTAACTTCAGAGTTAGTTGCCTTTTGCTTAAAGTCGATTATAAACGGAGTGTTATTTTGTTTATTTTTTTGTGTGCAAAATTCAGCAAGAATATCAAGAGCAGCATTAACTTCACTATCTTGATCCATTGTGTTATATTGTCCGTAACGTTCAACTCTATTGGGAGAACCTACATAAACATCAGGCAAGTAACTTGAATAGTTAGAACGAGCAGGGCCTGCCATGTTGCCGCTATTTTTTGTTGTAAACGGACTGTAACTGCCGTTTTGATTATTGCCTGTTGGCACAGGCGTAAAATATTTTTTCCAACTCATTTAATTCTCCATTAGCCCGGCAATACACTTACTGAGCTTGTTGCAATATTACCATTTGCCATATTTTTTGTATTTCTCTGTACGCCTGCTTCAATATCTCTAATTTCAGATAAGACAGCTAATACCGATCCCATTGTAGCGTTTAGTTGATCACTGTTGCCGCTGCCGCCTATTGAATCCATTTTAGCTACTACATCTCCTGCGTTAGTACCTGTACCTACGCCAAATTTGTTATCTTTAGCAAGTTCGTCATTTAATTTTCCGAGAACTTCTACTAAAGACTCCATAGCACTAGTATACGTTCTAACGCCGTTGATGTCAAGTCCTTTTTTCAATGTTTCAAGATTATTTTGTAACTCTGGTATTGAAGCAAATGACTGCACTACAGATTGTGTCTGTTGTAGTGCTGCTAGTCCTGTTTGTGCTTGTGTTGGGTCTAAACTTACAGGATCAGGAGCTTCAGGAGTTTCTACTGATGCTGTCTCGTCGCCTTCTGCGCCAAAGAATGATTTGCCTTCACCACCTAACCATTTTGGTAGGTACTGTTTAAAGTTTGGCATTTCAAAATCAAACGTAAAGAACCCTTTAACTTTATCAATTATACCTTGGAATAAATCTTTTATGCTTGGTATTGCTAAATCACCAAAACCAAACATACCTGTTACTGTTTCCCATGCTGTTGTCAACAATCCTGATATTGAAAATCCAGTAGTATTTTCTCCCCATGTAAAGAATCCTTTAACAGTTTCCCAAGCAGTACTTGCTAATGTTGATATTGAAAATCCAATAGCATCTTTTCCCCATGTAAAGAATCCAGTAACAGTTTCCCATGCTTTTGATGCTAGTGCAGAAAAGCTAAATCCTTCCTCACCAAAATCAAAAAATCCTGTGATCTTAGTCCATGCTTCGCTTATTAAAGTACTGATAGCATATGTTGCTTCACCTTCTCCAAAACCAAACCAACTTGTTACAGTAGTCCACACTCTTTTTCCAACTTCGCTTATACTAAACGACTCGCCTTCCCCAAATGTAAACCATCCTTTAACAGTAGACCAGGCTTCTGATGCTAGTTGACTAATTGCAAACGTTGCTTCACCTTCTCCAAAGCCAAACCATCCTGTTACAGTAGTCCACATTGCCGATGTTAAATCACTGATTGCATAAACAGTGTCCATAGAAAATATTCCAGTGATAGTGGTCCATACATCAGTAAACAAGTCTTTCATAAATTGAATTCCAAACACTGCCACAACTGCTGCCGCAATGCCTGCAGGAATAGCCAGTACTGGTGCAGCAATAGCTGCGCCTATTCCAACTAATCCGCCTATGAATAAAGTGCCCCAAGGTATGTCAAAGTCAAACATACCATCAGCAAATCCTTTTGCTGCGGCTGTGATGCCTTCTAATACAATATTACCGCTATCACCAAATGCTTTTGCTATTGTTCCGCCTTCGCCAAACAAATCTCCAAGTAAACCTTTTACAGCCGTGCCTTCAATTTCTTGGCCGGACTCGTCGATTTCGGCTTCTTTTCCAAATAACGCTGTGCCCAATCCGAATTTTTTGAAATTGTCAACAAAGGTAGAAATTGAATTAAAGAAACTATCCATAGTAGCTTGTAGAGTTCCGTCTTCTATTATCCCAGTAATCTTTGTTGAAAACTTCTCTACTAACTTAGCTGCGCCTTCAAAAATACCACTGTCTACAAATGCTTCTTGTATAATACCTCGTGCTTTACGTATTGCATCTTCAAAAGTTGTAAATGCATCCGTTGTTTTATCTCGTGCGTCCTGTTCTTTCTTTGCTGCGTCTAAATCTCTTCCGCCAATATCGATCATTCTAGTTGCATTATCTAAAA